GCGTGCTCGAACCCAATCCGGGATTTAAGGTGGAGGTTCAAAATAACCTCGATCTGTCAGCCGGGCACTTTCAGTTGTTACAACAAGCCGAATTGGCATTGTCGGCGACCGGGCCGAACGCCGCGTTACTTGGCCAGTCCGGCGCGATCTCCGGCCGTGCCAAAGAACTCGATCAGCAGGGCGGATCAGTGCAGATCGGCGTGCTGTTCGATTCGATCCGCGACTGGCAGTTGCGCGTAGCGCGCGCGGTCTGGAATCGCATTCGTCAGTATTGGGATGAGGAGATGATGATCCGCGTCACGGACGACGAGTTCGGCCTGAAGTTTGTCTCGATCAACAAGAGGCTCACCAATGGTGAAGTCGCGGCGAAACAGATGGCTGAGCAGATGCAGGGTCAGCCACCCGAAGCCCTGCAGCAAGCGCTGGCGCAGCTTGCAGCGGATCCATTAGCGCAGGAAATGGCGGTGGATGAGCGCGGCTATCCGGTCATGGAAAACGATGTCGCGAACCTCGATGTGGACATCATCATCGATGAGTCGCCGGATGTGATCACCTTGCAGTCCGAGGAGTTCGAGAAGCTCGCGAATCTCGCCGGCACCGGCCAGGTGCCGATCCCGCCGGATGCGCTCATCGAAGCGTCCAACCTGCGCAGCGCCACGAAGAAACGCATCCTGGAGATTCTCAAGCCTGAGAACGATCCGATGGCGCAACAGCAAGCTAAGTTTGCCGAAATGATGGCGCAGCTCGACGGCATGCTGAAGGAAGCGACGGTGCGCAAGACCGAGGCGGAAGCGACTCTCAAAGAGGCACAGGCCGTGCAGACGCAAGCGGAGACCGCCACCGGCCTGGCCGATTCGATGGAGCCTACAGCGCCTGCGAATTCTCCAGGTTCTGCGCCAGCAGCCGCAGCTCGCGAATCACGTCCTGCGTCGTAAAGCTGTTTCGCAGCGAGTGCTGGATCTCGACCACCTTGCCGGTGCGGGTACGCACCTTGAAGGGCAGCGGGTGACCGCTGTTCGTGGTCGTCGATATCACAAAGCTGATGCCTTGCATCTGAAATTCAGGATTATTCGGCATGTTTGCTCCAAAGGAACGTGCTGGGAATGTTACACCGCCGCCGGGTCATCGGGCGTATGACGGACCGTCATTAAAGGTCGCCGCGCCGCCTGCGTAAGGGCGTTCGTTAATCCAACGCATGGAGATAGATCGATATGGCAACCGCATTTGACAGCGCCTTCTCAGGTGCACCCCTTCCAACGTACGAGGAAAAGCCTGACGACAAAGATGAGGTTGTTGAGACGGACGAGGCAGAGGAAGTAGAGGCGGAAGAAACAATCGATGATGCTTCATCGATCGAGAAACCCGCTGAAACCGCCAAGCCCGACGACTCAAAGACCGCTGAGCCAGACAAGAAAATCACCGAGGTTCCACAGCAGGCACTGCATGCAACGCGTCAAGAGTTGAAAGCAGTCAGGGCTGAGCTGCAGCAACTAAAGCAGCAGCAACCGAAGCCACCGACCTCCGTTCATGAGGATGAAGACAAAGCATTCCACGAACGAATGGAGCCGATGCTTCGGCTGGAGCGACAGCGCTTTCTCGACTTCTCCGTTGAGATCGCAAAGTCGAAGCCCGGCCGTGAGGACTACGATGAAATCTACGAGTTCATGAATGCGGAATGCGAAGCGGATCCCACGCTCGCAGGCCCAATCATCAACTCAAAGAACCCTGGCGAAACCATTTACCAACTCGGAAAGACTCGCAAGGAGCTGGCCGCCGTTGGAAATGATTTGTCGAAGTACCGTGAGCACGTGACTCAGGCAGAGAGACAAAAACTCACTGTTGCTGAAGCACGCATCAAGGCCTTGGAGCTGGAAAACGCAACGCTGAAAAACTCGCAAGCCAAGCGCGATGCCATCCCTCGATCCACGAATGCAGAGCAGTCCGGCGCGACGCGGGCGGAGGAATTCTCCGGGCCCACGCCGCTTAAACAGGTATTTTCTTAAACTTCTGAGGGCTTATGGCTATTACATATACCGCTAGCGCGGCTCGCGTCCAGGCGTGGGATGATAAGTTTTGGACTGAGTGGGTGCGTGAATCTCGTTGGAAACCCTATATGGGGACCAGTGAGAATTCGATCATTCAAGTTAAGGAACGCGGCTCAGGCACGTGGCGCCGCGGCGATCGGTTCACATACAACTTCGTTGGAAACCTCACCAATTCGGGCGTGACCGGCTCGAATATGATGGAAGGTAATGAAGAGGCGCTTGATCAGGGCGCATTCCTCTTGTCCGTAGACAAGATCCGCAACGCGGTGCTCATTCCTGAATTGGAAGAGATCAAGAACGCGATTGACATGCGCGACGCCGCTCGCGAGCAACTGAAAACCTGGATCAGCAAGAAAACTCGTGATCAGTTGACACTCGCTGCGGGTAGCATCAACGGTGTTCCGTTTGCCACGGCTACTGAGTTGCAGCGTGACACTTGGCTGGACTACAACAATGATCGCGTCCTGTTTGGCGCCGCGCTGGCCAACACCGATGCAACGGGCGGGTCTGGCCCACTGGGTTATGACTTTTCCGATTCATTGGCCACGGTCGATAACACTGCTGACAAGTTCACTATTGCGGCCGCTTCGCAAATGAAACGACTGGCGCAGAATGAAGCAGCGGGCATCATGCCTGTGCGCACCAGTGGCGATGAAGAGTGGTATGTGATTTTGGCCAACAAGTACGCCATGCGCGACTTGAAGTCAGATCCGGTGTTTTTGGCGAATAACCGCGAAGCGCGTGAGCGCGGCAAGGAAAACCCCTTGTTTACTGGCGCGGGTTATATCCACGACGGATTGATCATTCGCGAATTCCCTGAGATTCCTTTGACGACCAACGGCACCATTCAGGTGGGGCCGGTATATCTGATGGGCGCACAGGCCATGGCGATGGCGTGGGCTCGCCGCTCTCGTACTGTCGTCAAGACCTTTGACTACGACGACAAATGGGGCGTCGAAATCAGCGAAATTCGCGGCATGGACAAGATCACTCGCGATTACAGCCCCGGCAGCAATCAGAAGAAAGATGCCGGTATGGTCACGGGCTGGTTTGCGGCCGTGAGCGACTAGGTACATATTTAGGAGATATTTGAAATGGCAGATTTATTTGCTGAACGCTACGGCACATTAGCGTCACCGAAAGCAGTCCCTCAGGCTGTTGGCGGTGGCGTGCTGAACGTGCAATGGTCCACATATAACTTCCTCGTCAACCCAACGGCAGCAGATCGTGTTTTCATGCTGAAGCTGCCGGCGCGGTCGACCGTTATTGGTGGTTATTTCTACGGCCCCGATCTTGACACCGGCACCGATGCTCTCGATATCGATGTGGGTTGGCTCGGCAATGGCGTCGAGGCCGCTGATCCCGATGGCTTCAGTAACAGCGGCGTGCTGAACGGCGCTGCGATTACGAACTTGAAGCCTGAGACTGGCATCTACCGCCCCCTGGGCGGTGTGTTGTTCACCACCGGGCCGCAGTTCTTCGCCAACGAAACCGACATCGTGTTGACCGTCGTAGCGCCTGCAAACGCAGGTGGCACGGGCCGGCTGACACTGGTCGTTCATTTCGTGAATCTCTAAGGAGAGACGCATGCCACTGAGCAAATTTAAATATGTCGGCGGTAAAGATCGCGGCATCAACCCCAACAAGCAGATTGTCATGTACGACATCGTCTTCCCGCTCGGGAAGGCGGTCGAAGTGCCGGACGACGTAGCTAGAAAGCTACGCACAAAATCGGGCAGGGAAGGTGATGAATTTGAAGAAGTCGTTGTTGGCCCGGAATTGACCGAAGCCGAAAAACAGCGCGAGGCTGACATCAAACTACTGGAGAAATCCAAAAAGAAAGATGAAAAACTCACGCCCGAAGAGATTACTGAACTGAAGGCCGTGAAAGCGCGTGAAGAGGCGCGTATTACTGAAATCCAGGAAGCCGCCAAGGCTGGCAAATAGTTGTAAACTAACGGGCGAGCCGGCTGTATCAGCAGCCGGCGAACCCTAAACATAGCGTCGCTAGGAGATCGCAATGTCTGTTTCGAAGCTTAACAGCCTAAGTTTCCATAGGCTAAGAGATCTGATGTCTTATAACCCAAATACCGGAATATTCACCTGGATGGTAAGTCGTCGGGGCAGTAAAGGCATCGTTGCGGGAACCATCGCTGGCGGTAAAATTGATGGAGGATGGGGCATTGGCATTGACGGCGTTAGATATAGAGCGCATCGATTGGCATGGCTTTATATGTATGGACATTGGCCTGTTAATAGCATCGACCACATCGACGGGAATCCATTAAATAATTCCATTTCCAATCTGCGTGATATTCCTCATGCAGCCAACATGCAAAACATCCGCCGCTCCCATCGAGATTCATACAGTCAATTAATAGGGGCTTATAGGGCGCGCAATGGGAAGTGGCGCTCACACATTTGTATAGACGGGAAGATAAAAAACTTAGGTCAATTTAAGACTGCTGAACTTGCTCATCAGGCTTATCTAAAAGCAAAGAAGATTTATCACCCTTTTCAGACGATAGCCCTATGACACCTAGCGATTTATATAAATCCGCCCTGCAAGATCTTGGCGTACTGGCCGCTGGTGAAGAGCCTGATCCAGAAGACGCGCTCAAAGTCGCTGAGAAGTACACGTCGCTGTACGCGATGCTGGAGGGCAAGCGCCTGGTGGGTTGGACGGCGATGGCCGATGTTCCCTCTTACGCGGAGATCCCCGTCACCGCGATGCTCGCTTTCCTGTGCGCACCTGCGTTCAATGTGGACCCACAGAAACGTTTAGAGCTGGGCATTCTCGGCTCGATTGATGCTGACCCACCCTCGCTTGCCGAGCGGCAGCTTCGTAAGAGCTTTACAAGCTCGTATCACTACACGCCCGCTCGGCCGAGTTATTTCTAATGCAGATCCAGTTCGGCACAGATCATTCGCCTCACCGATCGAAGGTGGTATCGGCATCGCGAATGGTTAACTGCTATCTGGAGAAATCGCCGGTGGGCGCCAAGTCACCGGTGGCAGTCATCCCGAGCGAAGGATTGGAATTGTTTGCTACGGTCGGCAGCAACCTCCGCGGCGCCACCGTCATCAACGATGTTCCCTATTTGGTGTCTGGCAAGAAGCTCTATCGTTTGTATCCTAACGGCACTGTCGCCGAGCTGGGGGATGGGATACCCGGCAGCGGCCCGGCCTCGGTGATCGGTGATGGCATCAATGTCATTGTGATGAGCGACGGCGCCGGCGCGATCTACGATGGCACGAGTGTCACGCCAATCAATGATTCGGACTTCCCGGGCGCCAACTGGGTGGCGTATCTGGATGGATATATTGTTTTCTCCGAGCCCTTCAGTGGCCGAGTGTATGTCGCCGGGCCCTACGATCCAAACAACATCAACGCGCTCGACTTCGCCACGGCCGAGGGCGCACCCGATGACGTGTTATATGGCATCGTCGAGAAACGAGAGCTGTTTCTCTTCGGCCGCGAGTCCATCGAAGTGTGGGTCAACACGGGTAATGCAGATTTCCCACTGGAGCGCGTGGGCTCCGGTTTCATCGAAATGGGCATCTACTCACCGTTCGCGGCGACGAAGGCCGATAACTCGGTATGCTTCGTCGGCAATGACAAAGTCGTGTACCGCCTCAACGGTTACACGCCGCAGCGAATCTCAACGCACGTTGAGGAGCAGGCGATCTCCGCCCTGCAGGGCGAGGACATCCGCATGTTTTGGTGGATGGAATCGGGTCATCGATTCTTGGGCGTGACAAGCAGTCAATTCACATTGGTCTATGACTTTTCGACGAACCTGTGGAGTTCGAAAGAAAGTTACGGCATGAACCGGTGGAACGCCTCGTTTGCATTCAACGCGTTTCGCCAATATTTCATCGCCTCAGAGAATCGAGTGGGAAAGCTCACGCCCGATTCATTCACAGAGTTCGGTGAAGTGCTGTCTGCACAGTGTGATTCGTGCGAGATTTTCGATGAAAACAAATTCATCGATCATAACTGCCTTGAGTTGTGCTTCGATGTCGGCAAAGGCACTCCGACCGGACAGGGCAGTGACCCACAGGTGATGATCCGATTTTCGGATGACTCCGGCCACACCTGGAGCAATGAGAAGTGGCGCTCGCTCGGCAAGCAGGGTGAATACGAAAAGCGCGTCAGGCTGCTGAGAGCAGGCCGTTCTCGGCGTCGAGTTTATCGATATACAATCACCGATCCGGTTAGACGCACACTTACCGGTGCGTATCTGAATTCCTGATGCGCGGTATTGCCGAAGTCCCTGCGGGCGGGATGCCGAAAAATGATCGTGAGTGGACGCAATTTCTCCGTAAGTTGAATGATGCCATCAAGGTGGTGGGCGAGCAGGCGTACGTGAGCGCGCTCATCACCTTGGCGGATCGCGCAGGCGTCACGGTCGATGAGGTGTTGGAGCTGATTGGCGATGACGGACGGGCGCGCGATCAACGGTTCTTGCCAACGGTGAATTGGGGCAATGTTTCATCCGTGCAGAGTTCAGATCCGCTGTCGGCAAGCACAGGAGAGCTCACGTCCACCATCAACATATCAGCTCACACGTTGCACACTGACTTCGGTG